ACAGCATAAAACTCAAATGGATTCCTATAATCTAAATTTGCTGCTTCCTTTAACATTTCTGAATTACGTATGTCTTTTGGGGAAACCCAACCAGCATCCATCTCTATCAATATACCATGACCGACTTCACTTGCTTCTAAAATTCTTAATTGTTTCATTAATAGTTTTTAAGATAAATATATCAAACACTCATCTTTATTTACTTTTTGATATTGAAAAATCAAAGTATTTGTTTTCAATAACATTATCTCTTATAATATTTCTCACAATTTTTTTAATTGATTCTTTTAATTCGGGCGATTTAAAATCAAATTCTTGGTTAGTATATAAATTAACTTCTAAGTTAAAAAATGATTTTTTCCCGTGTGATATTCCACTTGTTCTTAGGTCTAAATCAACAATACTGTTTTCTTTAAACAAACTTGAGTCTATTGAATTAAAGACAGAATGTTTTATTTCTCGGTTTAGATTACACACGACCCGATTCCAATTGTCGTGTTCAAATTTGGGGGAAACCCATGATTGAATGTTTATGTATAATGATTTTAAATTTTTAGAATCTACTGTACCATATACCGATTTTATCGGACTGAATAGATTTAACTTTACACTTTTTCCTTTTTTCATTAATTTTCATTGATGTCAATGTTTATTTGTTTTTTTTAAAAAATAACACAAATAACTTCCATTGTCAAAAATTTTTTAATAAATTGCGATATTTCTAATAATATGCTAATAGTACAAGTAAAAAAAGACGGAATAGAAAAAGCCTTAAAAACTTTAAAATCTAAAGTTATTAAGACTAAACAAAATCAAATTCTATTTGAAAAAAAAGAATTTGTTAAAAAATCGGTTGTAAGACGAACTCAGATATTGAAAGCGTCGTATGTTCAAAAAGTAAAAAATTCTTTAGATTGATTCTTCTAAGTTTTTTAACTTAAGGAAATTTAATTGGTCAAACTTTTCAATTTTTAATTTATCTATGGTTTCAGACAATTTTGTCTTTAATTCAAATTCCTCTTCTTTTTCCAAAATAACATTAAGTTTACTAATCGCACTTTCACGAATAGTTTCAAACTTGTCTTCAAGAGATTTTGAATCTTCAGAAATTAATTGAAGGAATTCTTTTTTAGATGCTTCATCAAGATTTTCAACATATTTGTTTAAAGTTTGGTTTGCAATACTAACCATTGATTTCAATGGGATATTGATAGATTCTTTAACCACATTATTTGTTGAAATTAACACACTTGTAATATTCTTTTTGGAATTAACCCTTTCTAACAAATTTAGTTTATTTGTATAGACAAGGGCATCAATATCAGAATATCTATTCTGAACATTCTCAGATAAAGTTCTTGGTAGTTTAATACTTGGCAGTAATTTTTGAATTAAATGAATCCCTTCCTCTAAAAAATCTTTAGCGTCAGACTCGTTTAGTCCTTGAGGAGTACTCAATTGGTCGTATAAAGAATACAATTTAGACATAGTTTTGTTGTTCAAAACATTATGTTTGAATTCTTTTAACGATTTCTTGAATTCCTTTTCATCTTTGTAGGATTCAATAAGATTGTTTTCAATTATGGATTTGATTTTTCCGAAAGTCATTACAGTGCGTTTTCAATATAAATATTAGGAATTTAGTAACTTATCCAATTCTTTTGAAATTTCTCCTAAAGAATCTTGTCCTTGACCTAAATCTAAAAATGTTGACCCTTCTAATAGATTACTTTCTATCAACAAATTCATATTTTTCATTCTTGATTCTGGTGTAACAGCAGCTTCTCCACCTTCAGGTGCTCCTCCTTCTGCTGGCGGTGGAGGTGCAACCTCTTCACCTCCTGCTGGTGGCGGTGCGGTTTCAAAACCTCCTCCACCACCAAGTGATTCTTCACCACCTGTAGTTGTTGCTGCAGCTGTCGCGGTGCCACCTGTAGTGTTACCGTATAATTTGTCAATGTTATCAAATAAACCTGTTTTGGTAATAACGGTAGGAGTTGCTTTAAGTTCTTCACCAACCGCTCTTTCAATTCTTTGTTGTTGTAAATCCAATCTAATCTCTTCATCAGACCATCCAAAGATATGTTTCTTAGCCCATGTTGATGATGTAGGTTGGATACCGTTTCCTGGGTCTGCAACTAAATCTTTATATAATAAAACTTTTTCTTTCCAAACGTCAATTTTTAATAAATCTGCTTGTGTAGATGGGTTAGATAAACCTAATGTGAAGTTCTGTAATTCGTCTTCAAATCCTAGTAAAAATAAATGAACGATTGCAATTTTGTTTAACTCCGCAATCATACTTTTTTGAATTCTGTTGATTGTACGAGCAAAACGGATATCTTGTAATGATAAGTTTTTACCATCACCTACAACCTCTTCAAACCCTAAAAACGCTTTAGGAACACGAAGAGCTGTTAATAATTTCTTTTGAATATATTCAATATCGGCAATCTCAGATAAGTTTGTCGCACCAGGTAATGTTGTAATTGGGTCTGGCGCCGCAGGGTCACGAACAGGAATAAAATAATCTTGGTCAACCGCCATTTGGTTGAATCTCATATCCACGTTTCCTGTCTTAGCATCCACAACTTGTTCTCTTTTAAACTTATTGGCAACACGGTTTACATATGCTTCAACGTCATCATCATTCATGTTTCCAACGAATACTTTAAACATTCTTCTTTCAGGCGCACGTGATGTACGATATATTAACATCGCATCTTCAGATAACAATAATTGTTTCCAAATACGTCTTGCCTTTTCTAACATAGATGTACCATAAGGAAGTTTTCTATCATCACCTAATAATCTAAAGTGAGCAATCTCCCATGATTGGAATTCCATGTTTCTATTTTTCCAAGTAAAATGAAGAGCTTTTTTATTTTCTTCTTTTTCTTGTGTAATATCAACAGTAATTTTTGCACTAACTCCAACCTCATGACGTTCAATTTCAATTGTCGGTAATTGTTGACAACCAACAATACCTTTTTCAGGGTCTAATTTAAGGTAAACAAAGTTATCACCATACTTACAAGTGTTTCTTGTCCACATTGGTAAGTTGGTGTTAATATCTAAGTTGTTATTAAATAAATCAGCTAATACTGATTTAATACGTTTTGATTCTGAGTAAATTTGAAGAATAAAACCATCTTCGTTTGTTGTTGTAGATTCTTCAGAATAAATGTCTAATGCTGCTGAAATCTCAGGAGTATACTCCATTGATTCATAATCATACTGAGCGGATAATCTTGATGGTTCATAATAAATCGCTTGAGAGTATAAATTGTTTTCAACTTTAGCCCATTGATTTGTTAAATAAAATGTTTGTTGTGCTTGAAGTTTTTCTCTTTCGTAATCATCACGATTTGGAGTACGCAAAAGTTCTTTCTTATCAAACTTAAAAGTTGGATAATCTTGTTTTAATAAAGAGTTTGGTCCAAATGTTTTGGACAACCTCTGCCATACCGTTAAATTATTATCACTCATAGTTTAAATTTACTAATTACCTTGATAATATAAATAGTTAATGCGAACCAAATAACCACCCATATTTTTGGTAATCAGCCTTGGTGGCTTCACCTTGATTATTCATACCATTACCTCTACCCATTTGTGGAACCATAGGATTAAAGAAGTCTGAAGAGTTTTTATTTTCATTAACCGTGGTTGCCCATGAGTTAATCATCGCCTTAGTATGATTAGTTACTTTCTCTAAAGATTGAAATGATTTTTCTGCAACATACAATGCCATAGAAACACCCATAATACAGTCATCATGATGTCCTTTTTGGTGGTCAGGTCTTCCATTAATATAAATAAACGTATTCATTTCATTGTATAATCTATTTGAATATACTTTAAATCCATGTCTAACACCTTCTTCAAATGCCGCAATAATCTGAACCCTTTTAGAATTAAAATTAATACCAGGAATTTTTTCGTTAATCTTTGGGTCCCATTTCCACTTATTACTTGTATCAACGTTATCAACATATAAACCACCTTGATAGTTTAGTTCTTGTAATTTTCTTGCAGTAGAAATACCCATACCACCTGTGATATCAATTACACAGTAAGCATTATACATTGTACCCCATTTATACGCTATTTCCGCCAATACATCTGGTGGAATTTTGGCGACATATTCTAACACCTGTTCTCTTTCATCAAAATCAATGATTTGGATACACGAGAAGTCTTCAGAATCACCACGAGATACATCCACACCCATAACGTATTTGTGACCGTTTACAGGTTCTTTAAATATCCATAATGAACCACCCATAAGTTTAGCTTGGGGTTCACGTAAAGTATTTTTAGCAATACCTTGCATTAATTCAGATTCAAATACGTTATCACCTGAACCCAAGAAATTACATTCTAATTCCTGAGCAACTTTTCTTCGGTCAAACTTTAACTTCTTAACCATACTTTCAAACCATGATGAACATGGTTTATAACCCTGACTAATGTAATCAGTTACAACAGAATGGTCTCTATCATATGGATTTTCCATTGACAAGTTAATAATGTCCTTATCAGTATATTCTTCTCTATTTAATAAAAAATGAACTAAGTCATTAGTTTTAACCATATACAAATCTTTTGTATATCTTGGGTCACGATACCAAAACATCTCAGATATTTTGAAGTCGTTCATATTTCTTAATGACTGGTCGTAGATTTCATAGTAAATTGGGTCATATCCGTTTGGAGTAGAAACCACAATAACTTTACCCCCTGTAGATAGGGATGCCATACACGCAGACCAAAAATCTGAATCTGCTTCAATAAAAGCCGCCTCGTCAAACACAAGAATGGTAGGGGTATAACCCCTCAAAGCATCCTTTGACGTTGCAACTGCTTTTACTTCACAGTCATTACTAAGTTTAAAATGTCTTTGGGAATTCTTTTCTTTTGAAAACGTAACACCAACCCATGCAGGCCATTGTTCGGTAAACCCTCTAACCTTGTTAGCCATCTCCATTGAGGTATCTAACTTGTTGGCAATAATAAGGATTTTTTCAGGTTTGTTCTTTTTGGCAAATACCAATTTTTTAGATATCCAAGCAGCGGTAACTGTAGACACACCTGCCTGACGATATTTTAATGCAATGTTTTCATTGTATTTATCGTAATCTTCTATTAAACTAACTTGGTCGGGGAATAAGTCCAGTGGGACATATTTGGATACGGTATTATCGTATGTTTGTAAGTAAGTACGAAGAGCATAAGGAGTATTCCTCATACACTTCGTAACTTCAATTATTAATTGTTCTCTATTCACACATTAATTTCTTGGGGCTCTAGGTATTCCTAGGTCACTTAAAAAGTCGTCTAACATGTCATCATCATCATCATCATTACCATCGCTATCTGAATCAACACCTTGTTCTTCTTTATAATCGTCAAACTCTTGTTTCATCACCATGGCTTCTTTAACAATTTCTTTAAATCTGTTAGTCGCTATTTTAACTTTTGATTTATCGTCAGAAATTGCATTACCAATTACCTTTAAAAATTCCTGAGCGTCTATTTGATATAATAGAATATGGAACCAATTTATCAACCCTTTGTTATTTGAGTCAAATATTTCATTCGGTAACGCAAATCTAATTCTCTCAACTATTTCAGGTCCAATTCTTAATTGCATTGGTTCGTTACTTAAAATGTCCGTTTGACTTAAAACTTTATTAGCTAATTTTTGGTCTTTAGGATATCCGTGTCGTGCCTTGGCTTCTTCTAATCCTTTAATAATTTCATGGCAAAGAATTGGGAAAATAAGACCTGTCGCCATTATTTTTGTATCGGGTTGTGATTCACCGTCTTCACCGTCTTCTTCATCTGCATCACCTAATTCTACTTTACCTGCAACACCTTGACCTGTTTGACTCATCATTTCAATCATTTGTTCCATACTGAAATACATGAAATCATTAATTGCCATGATACCTAAATAATCAGCATAAAGAGATGGGTCAATTGCATCCAATCTTGCTTTAACTTCAGGTTTTTGGAAAAGGTAATGTCCTTTTTTTGCAGCTCCCTGAATAATGGCGTTAATAATATTTCTTTTATGTTTTTCTAACTCTAAAATTTCTTCATCTGTTAAGTCTTCAATATCAAATGAAGGGATACCAGGTTGTTTATCCTCGTCGTCTTCTTCTTCCTCGTCTTCAGGTTCAAATCTAAAATTACCAGCATCTGGCATACCTAAAGTAGCCTCAATTTGATACCAATCTGAAGGAACCTCGGCTTCATCTAAAGATGCTTCTTTCGCCAACTCAATAAGTTCATCCCTATTAGCACTTTCAATACTCATAATATTAGGAAGTTTTCTCATCATTTCTTGGTAAACCATACCTTGAACTTGTTTAGAGCTAAGGTCTTGAATACCAGTTACTTGTCTTAATTTATCAGCAACTTTTTGAAATCTTGTACTAACCATTCTTTGAACATCCTCAACCCCTTTTGTCATTGCAGGATTTGTAGCATAAAGTCCTTCAGGACTTGCCAACTTTCTTTCTAAGTTTGGGTCCATTCTTTCAGGTGTGTTCCCATAATCTATTTGTTCATTAAATTTCTTTCTCATATATTATTTTTCTAAAATTTTCATTATTACATCAATCACTTTTTCTTTCGCCGTCTCAGGATTAACTTTACCTGCCTTTGGAGCTGGTTTAACCGCTGGTGCAGGATTTTTTCCTGGATTAAATGGTTTTTCTTTTGGGGTAGTATTTGGTCTAGTACTTGGTTTTGTTGTTGGTTTCGCAGGTGCTGGTGCCGTTGCCTGTTCTTTAGTTTCACCTTTTTTTGCAGGACCAGGTTTTGGATAAGTAGGTGCTATTGCAGGTTTTGAAGATTCACCACCTTTAGCTGATTCTGAGATAACTTTTAACAAATCACCTTTTGTAATTCTTGGGGGTATATGTTTTTCCACGATTTTTTCTATTTGAGTTTCCAAAAACAAAGATACAGGATTTTTTCCTTCTTTCAATTGTTTTTTTACTTCTCTAACACATCTTTCCCATTTTCTTGATTTTTTTGGACCAACTTGTGAATGACAAATTGCCCAAGGGTTTAGTTTGTTATCTTTCTCCTCAGACATACCAATCATTTTACTATCGTGATTTTCAGGTGATGTATCATCATCCATTCCGTCATCAGAAGCCTGATATTCATCATGAGAACCTTGTTGACCTGTATATGCTTGGTCGGCATCTAAATCAAAATCATCATCTTCTCCAAGTTCGCCTTCAGCCGCTGTTGCAATAACCTCTTTTGTGTTTGGGTCTTGTCTAACAGAATACCCTTTTTGATTTGGGGGTAGACTTCCACCTTTAGGACCAACTTTATAAGTTGTTTTAGAAGGAACTTCAGTAACTTGTTCACCTACTAATTTTAAATGTAATACATCAATTTGTGATTCAGTTAATTTACTAACTGTTTTAGATGATAAACCTTTATCAATCAATTGAAGGGCTTTTTTATTAACTTTCATAAACTAATTTTTTTTCAAATTCTAAAATCAAATCTCTTTCGTAGAGTTTATCTTTAATTTCTTGCTCGGTACTTCCAAATCTAAAAACCATTCTTTTTTGTCCTTCAGATTCTTCAGTTTCCCAGGCTAATGCGACAACATCGTCCATCGCGTCTATCATACAAAAAAAATCGGAGTTCTGAATCAATTCCAATTTTAAATCAGTATTTCTCAGAACTCCTACTTTCTTAATATATTGTAATTCAGGTGGAGTCGGATAACCGTTAGAGGGTTTACTTTCCCAAGATTCTCCCCAAACATCCAAACTATCTGAAAAAATGAATTCATATAAATTATCTCCCTTATAGTTAGGACCTAGTCCGTTAACATAAGTTAAATAGCTCATATTAAATCTCCGTTTGGTGTTATTCTAACTTG